TTTCTTTAAATCCATATTTTTTGTAAAGAGATTTTGCTGAAGACATGCTGGGCAACGGAGGTCTTGGTATATTGTTTGGAGCAAACCGCGGCTGGGGAATGATGAACATGATCCTGTCAGACACAATGGGTCAACCCCTTACAGCTCATTGGCGTAAATCTGCAAACCGTAACGCTTGGGTAGATTTTGTAACAGATTCTTCAGAGCTTGACGATGTACCCGGTGCATCAGATGATAAAATGTTTGGACTTTTTTCGGATCCTGCACCCACCACACGCCAAAAAGGAAATTTCCCTGATAAAGTAGCGCCATGGTTACAGCAACAGCTATCAGATTTAGAAATCTCAGTTGAGTTGACAAACGACTGGAAACCGCTTTCTTCTCGAAGAGTACCATTCAAGGATTTAGGCTTTGAAGGATTATTTGGTGGTGTTGATATTAATCGATTAAATATTCCTGACTTTGGTTACAATTATCTGTATCAATCAAATATTGAGAATGAAACTATGCGAGTCATTCGCAAAGGTCGCAAAAGGACGCCAGATCTGAAACTTCAGTTTAGAGATAATAATAAAGGAAGAAGAGAATGGGATGAAACAAAATATGCTTATGGATTTAATATTTCGCTATTTTTGGCTGATCTAGAGGGAGCCGGCGGTATTCCAAGTAACATAGGTACTTTTGCAGATCCTGTTGACGCTACAAGAATAAATATTACTAATTTGTATAGTCCCGGAAGTGCTTTTAGAGTAGACTTAAAAAGCACGATGACTGACAAACAATGGAAAAATTATAAAAAAGCGATGAAAGATCGCGAAAGGGACAAACCAATTTACGATCGACTGTATGAGTTTTTAGCAGTATCGGATGTCTTAGCAGATGTGAATCCAATAGATTATCCCACCTTCTGTGCAAGTTTTGGTGAATATCGACCGATATCACCTTTAATATATGCCCTGACAGATATGATTACTAAAAACAACACAACAGTTCCTCCGACATCTGATCCATTGGCTGCGTTTATAAATGAGACCATGACGCTACTAACAACAACTATCGCCCAGTCAATTGCCTCAAATGAGAGTGCTTTTAAATATGGAGCCAAATATGATTCTTTGTCAGAAGATGACGCAGAATACTTAGCGCCGAGTGATCTTGATGGCTTTGGCGCCGGCGGTCCGTATGAAGATGCAGAAATCCTCGATGAAGAAGACGGAGGATATAGATCTCTGAGAAATTCAGACATGATTCTTGGAGTAAGTCGCGATCAACTTCAAAATGGTGATGAAAATGCAAGAGTTTTTTATCTAGATCCATCAACGTACGGAGGAAAGTACACAAATCCAGCGGTCTATATAAAGCCTTTAAAAAATGAAGGGTATTTAGGGATGGTAAACGTTATGTTTCCTGAGTTTAGCCCTTGTAAACCAAGAGACACCGATTTGGTTGATTTTAAATCGATTGAAGACGAAATTTCTACTGCCTATATTTCAATACCCGAAGACCAAAGACTGCAAGCCGATCCGGATTGTGTCACTGAGGTGCCATTTAATAGGATTTTATCTCGTCCCGGTAAAGCTGGAATTCAAGGGTTGATTCGTGCTGCGTGTAGAATATATGCTAGTACACATTTTCTCAAAACGTTTGGTACCTTCTCTTTATTTAAGCCAGATTTTACAAATGTTTATGGACCAATTTACCCGCAATACGTAGTAGAAAACATGGAACGTTCTCTGAGAGATTCTCAAGGAGCATTTTGGGAAATGTTCAATACATTCTCAGACAATGAATTCTGGTATGCTTTTTTAGAACAAGCAGTGCAAACATACGGCAGATTAGTGGACTCAGGTGAAATCGTTAATCCTCCTGAAGCGGTGTTACAGGCATTGTTTAGGATTAATGACGCTCAAGAAAAATTTAAATATCCCAAAATTACTAATCGAAAAAATGATGTCAAACAAGCTAATAAGCTACACGAAACTGATGCACCGTACCGTTGGCCATTAAAATCTCGTGGCTTAAGAATATACAGAGAAGAGAAAAATCTCGAAGCAGTACAAGCCCGAGAAGAAGATGCTAAAATTATATTAAATGAATTTATGATACAGGAAATGAACTATATGGGTGAAAAGTTCATGAGTAATATCGAAACAGCTATGGGTATGAAGCCTGTGTATCATGATATTGCGTATTATATATTTTCTGAATTATGCCTAGGTGCTGATAGCTTAACATTATACGGAGACATAACAGAAGTACCTGTTGCGTTACCAACGAGTGGAGATTCATATTATACAGGCGGTGGAGAATTTTCACTACCTGATGGAAGTGAATATGTCGGCGCGTACCATGTACACACCGATGATGATAATAATATAATTTACATGGTAGGGGAATTCCACACCAGTGAAGAGCACGATGAACTAAATCCTTTTGCCCACAAGATTACAGTGCCTATCGGAGATATTGCCGACTTTGGAACTGGCTTATCTTCAGATGCTTCAAGACCATTTGTACTAGAAAAATACATAAAAGTAAACAATAATGTCCTATCTACAGAAGCGGGTCGGGCGCTTGTCAGGGCTAATGATTCTTCAAAAAATATATCTGATATATATCCGGGAACAATGCAACAAGTAGTAGATCCGGTTTCTGGACAAGTAGTGGGGGTTAGTGGTGAATTAGGAGTTCAATATGGAATAATGTTTTCGGTTATAATTTCGGGAACTAAATACACTTTAGCTAGAGAAGAAATGAGTGCCCTTGATCTTAAAGTTGGCGCAATGGCACCACTAAGTGGAAACAGCAAGCTTTTACTATGTTTAATTAACAAACTAAAAGAAAATTCAGATTTCAAAATTGCTACTCAGTATATTTTTCCGTTTAACAAAATACTTTCTACTCTGGCTATCTATAATGATATGGGATTTTTGCCGTCTATAGGGGAATTGACAGTAGAGCCGGGAACAGCATTTCCAAAACCATGGCCACCTTCTAGTTGGAATGTTGAATTTGATGCCAAGCCGGGAGCTAAAATAAAATTTCCTGGCGCCGACAGTGGAGATTACAATCCGGAGTATGTTGTGGACGGCAACACAGAACGTTGGATTTCTGTAGAAGATCGAACTATTTTTACGCCATTTAATTTGGATTGGGATGACTGGGACCAAGTTGTTTTAAGAAATTCTAAAAGTCGAATAAAAAAGTTGTTTAAACAACATTATTATGATCGAGACTTTAATCCATCGGAAATGGAAGGTACCGATTTTGCTGGAATATTAGTCAAAAATCTTAAAGCATCGTTTCAACCACCGACAGGAAAAAGAATATTACCGTGGTTTAAAAGAAGAAATGTCAGAGATAATCCTTTTAATTCTAAGGGACAACTTTGTAAGAAGCATGAAAAATAACACAAGCATATATTTATAAATACAAAAGGATAATATTATGTCACTTGGAGTAGCACTACCAATAACCTTATCAGATTCTGATGGGTTTACAATGCTGTATAGTATTCGTCGAACTCTGCATCAAAACTTTAAAATGTTGATTCTTACAAATCCGGGTGAGCGAGTTATGGAGCCCGGATTTGGAGTAGGAATAAAACAGTTTCTATTTGCAAACTTTGCATCAGACTATCGTTCACAAATATCAGGAAAAATTCATGAACAAGTAGCAAAATATATGCCGGCAATTGTAGTTCGGTCTATCGATTATCTTGATACAACTGCTGATCGCAATAGGCTGGCGATTAGAATAACGTACTCTATACCGGACGCAGGAGTGCAAGATTTGTTAGAAATTACTATTTAATAAGAGGTTTTTTAATGGCAGACGATCAAAAAAAGTTTTTACCCATAAGTTACGTTAACAGAGATTTTAGTGGCATTCGTGATGATCTAATGCAGATGACAGAAAGATTTTATCCTGATACCTTTCAAGATTTTAGTGAGGCATCTTTTGGTGCTATGATGATTGATGCTGTTTCGTATGTTGGGGATCAAGTAAATTTTTATCTTGACTACAATATAAATGAAGCATTTTTAGACACAGCTTTTCAATATGATAATGTTCTTCGACACGGACGTGCTCTCGGTTATAAAAATACTGGTGTTTCTTCTACATTTGGACAATGCGCATTTTATGTCCAAATACCAGCAGATAGTACTGGATTAGGTCCTGATACTGGATATATTCCAATTTTACAACGTGGCACACGATTGTCATCTAAAAATGGCTTGGCATTTATGTTAACTGAAAATGTAGATTTTAATAATCCTGCAAATCCAATTGTGGTATCCCAAGTAGACAACACTACTGGTTCTCCAACTTATTATGCTATTAAAGCTTATGGAAACGTTGTATCTGGACGACTCGGACAACGAAAAATAAAAGTTGGCGCATTTGAAAGGTTTAGGAAAGTAACAATAAATAATCCCAACATTGTCGAGATAATTTCAGTCTACGATACAGAAGGCAATCAATATTATGAAGTTGATTATCTAGCGCAAGACATGATATATCAAGAAATAAGTAACAATAATGTAAAAAATGACAATGTTCCTTCAATTTTAAAACCAATGCTTGTATCACGAAAGTTTGTTAGC